TCGAAGTTCGTCACCTTGTAAGACACCAGAACCGAGCGCTTGGATTAACTGGTACATGGAAGAGGATTGTTCTGCGGAACTTGCACCACCAACCGTGTAGGCTTTCGACATAATTTCTTGGAAACGAATTGCGTTATCCACGTTATCTTGGAAAGCGCCACTGGCTAATGTCATGGACTTAGACACGTTACCAATCATATCAGTATAGCTACCACGACTACGTTGTGCGGCAGCGTATGTCTTATCCATGGTTAACGTGGTATTGGCTTTATTTCCACCGTTGAGGTAATTAAGCTTATTCTTTGCAGAAGTAATCTTATCGGATGTATTCAATACAGCTTGAGCGCCCATTAAACCAACATAAGTGGAGATCAGACTTCTAAGATTCTTAGTTAAGACACTTGCCGATTTGCTAGTTTTCTGATAGCCCTTGGCGATTTGGTTTGCGCTATTGGCAGCTTTCGTATTAGCCGAATGTAATTGTTGTACGCTACGAGTAGCTTTTTTCAGTGGTGCGCTAAACTTATTAGTAGCGTTACCAGTTTTATTAACTAATGTTTGTATTCTGGAAATCCTCTTTTCCAGAGCCGCTAAACTCGATACCGCACTTTTAGTATCAAGCCTTACACTAGTTTTTAATTCTTTTGGCAAATAATTTCACCTACCTCTTACGAGGGCGTTTCGCTTTCATTTTCTTTTCTTGTTCTTTCTCAGCATCAGCTTTTACTTGAATAGCAGCGGCAATAAAAGCTTTTTCTTCCCTCGATAGCGTTAAAAGCATGGTAGGCTTCCAGTGGAACTTATGGAGACAATAGTATGCGATATTCGCATCACTATCGCCCCCTGTTATCAGTTTTTTGCTTCATCCACCAGTTCTTCCATGCTCATATCATAGCCGTTAACTTCCATGACCTTGGCCTTGTATTCGGTATACTCACCGGGCTTGAGCATCTTCTTTAACAGAGCATCAGCGCTCTTAACGCCATAAGAGTCTTGAAGTTCGGCATCATTTAAATTGGGAAAGACGGTGCAAGCAACGCACATCTTACCAATATACTTATCCGTATCAGTTTCTTGGTTGTACTGACCACGCTTGCCAGCAATAGGCACACGCTTAGTACATTCCTTACGAATCATTTCATCCAGATCAGAGTCAATGGCCTTAATCTCCCACTCAATAGGCTTACCATTCTTAACGAATCGCTTGGAAGCAACATACTTCACATTCTCAGAAGCAACATTACCAGCCATGAAAACACTAAAATCAGACATTATAAAATCCTCCCAAATAAATTAAATAAGCGGATGAAGTAATGAACTCCATCCGCTTTAAATTAGATAATCTTACAGAACGCCGTCCATCAGAGTGTACTTTTCGGGTAACTCAAATCTCTCGGCGGTAAAGTCGATGCTCTCAGTCAGAACATCGTCAGAGTCGGCATCAAAAGCCGCCAGCATAACGCTGTCAAAGTTGCAGTCATACAGGATAACAGTCTGTCTACCGATATCGGAAGCAGTAACATCCTCGTTGGTAATCTGCATATCAAAGTATAAGTCCTCGCCAGTCTCTTGGAACTTGTAGGCCAGTTCACGCCAAATAGAAGTATTCAGATGGAACTCGGCACTACCAGTGATAGTGGAACTGGTGGACTTATGACCACGGTTCATGCGACCAAGAATAGGCACTTCGGTCTTATTCTTCTCAAAGGTCACTTCCAGATTGATAGCAGACATGAAATTGTAACGCTGTCCGTCAATGGTGACATAACATTCAGCCATCTTTGCGGAGACAGAGTTACGAGCGTGCATAGTCTGAGCCATATTATTTCACCACCCTTTACTGAACTACCACAGTCATGTACAGTTGAGCCATAGCGTTAACCACGGTAACAACATCGTTCACGACCACGGATTTCTTAGTCTTACCTTGCTCAACAGTGAGCAGAGAAGAGTCAAAGTTTTCAATGGCTCTTAATTCCTCTAACTCTCTGTGATGCTTAACGATAGCGCCCCACAGGGAGACACGACCAGAAGCATCGTTAGGAACTTTGCCTAAATACTGAGTGTTGAACAGCTTGGCGATATCATTGGCAATCTGGTCGATAACCCGGATAGTCTGGTTAGACTTGAAGTCCTCGCCCTTGTCCTCAGTAGTCTCAGTCAGAGAAGTAATGTCCTCTAACATACGAACATCACCATACACCAGATGGAAAGCAATCTCACCATTCTTAATGCAAGTCTCTAACTGACTCTGAGTCTTATTGCAAACGATAGTGTACTCGCCATCATACAGCTTATTAGTGCAAGACTCATTGATCTCGCAACCAGCTTCCGCACCAGCGACCCAAGCGGTCAGAGCGTAAGTAGGAGCGCCCTCGTCAGAGACGGTGGACACAACATTGATAACGCCCTCGTGATTGGGTTTTTCTTGACCGTGGACAACCACTTGACACTTCTTACCCATATCATCACGCCAAGACTTAACGGCGGTAATGTACTGAGCGACATTCTCAGCGTCATAGGCGCAAATCACATTGAAGTCGTAAGGCTCTAAGGCATCAATAATCCTAGAGGTTTCAACAGCACCGTCACCAGTGTCGTAAATATACACCTTGTTAGCGTTGCAGAAAATCTCACGCAGAGCAATCACATCAGCGGAATCGTATGCCTTGCCGAGAATGTTCATACTGTCAGTAACGAACTCTGGACGAGTGATCTCAATGACAGTACCAGCCGCCTTGTTCAGAGGTAAAGCGATAGCCACAATACCTCTCTCACCAAGAGCAGCAGTGGCTCTATTGGCGTTTACAAAATTGATGTAAGAGCCGGGTAAGATTTTGTTTTGGGTAACAAAAACGCCACCACCTAACATAAAATCATCCTTTCATTTAAGTATGAGAAACTTGTGTTTCTTCAAGAGTAGCCATGTTATCACGATTGGTGATAACCTTGGCAGTGGTAAATCTATAAGTAACAAAGACTTGTAAAACTTCGTCCACAATCTGCCAACTTACATCTTCGCCACGGAGAGTAGTATTTTCAAAAGGAAGATATTCCAAACACTCAAGCATCTGTTCCGCTTTGGCGTAACAATCAGTTTTCGTGTCCTTCTTATCGTCCGTAAAGTAATGAATAACCATTGGCATTGTACGGTCATAAAGTACAGGACTCTTAGACCGTTGCAACGGAATAATCGTATCAATCGTAAAACACGGTTTGGTTAAGTTCTGTTCAACATTCTCCACATAATACTTATAGGAATCTCCGAAAGTGGAGTGGAGTTGGACAGTCACAGCGTTCAAAACCTTATTTACCATTCAGACACCACCTAAACCATCTTTCTAATTCCTTCTCTAAGAGTTTGTCGAGAACTGTACTGTTCTCTAATTTCAAGATACTTTTCTCAACGAAAAAGTGTCCGAAAACAAACGTAGAGTCGCTTTTACCTTGGGTATATGGAACGGTTCTATGCTTTACTTCATACGCACCACCGTATTGATTGTAAGAATAATGACCGTCATTTACATACGAAGCGTATGGCACTCTATTCACCAATTCCACTTCATAAGCGTTCTTCAATTCTTTAATCGTGTAAGCATAGTTTTCAGAGCCACCCCAACCAGCCGCTAATTGACCAGTCTTAACAGGAGTTTCGTTGAACAGCATTTCTTGAAGTTCTTTGGCAAGCTGTTTCGTAGCTTTTTTACAAACTTCTTCAAACTTTGCAGCGTTAGAAATCCTATCGCCAAAGTCAAATAACTCGTCCAAATCCCACTTAAGCTTCATTGTCGTACAACTCCAAAACAATCTGTTGGTGGTTGCAGTAAACAGCGGGACTACCAGAACCCTTGTACTTTTGGGTCGCTCCGTGTTGGGTGATCTCAATAACAGAACCGGGGTTAATCACTAAGTCGGGTCGAATAAAGAGAATGATACTTTGCGATACAACAGCCGCTCCACTCTGCATATTGGTAGATTGCTCGTATCTATAAGAGATTCGGCATGGTTCATCTTCCAAAACAGCCACCTCGTTTTGAGTGGTTTGGTGAGTGATAGGGTCAGTGGTATCTTTGTATTCAAAAATCGTGGCTCGACCAGTCCAAAGAGTAGCTAATGGATTAGTAGCATTTGCCACGCCATACTGAGGATTGATAGCCATATTACCACCTCAGTCTGCGGTGAGGGGTAATCCACTTATCAAATCCACGCTCCAAACGCTTTACAAAGCTATCGAATCTATTTTCCGGGGTATCTTCACCCTGTCCAACCGCATAAGTAAGAGTGGTGTCACCCTCTTTGATACTCTTAATAACAGTGTCGTAGTTGAAACCTTCCAAACTACCAGAGTTCTTCTTGTAGAAAAGAAACTCACTACAAACACGGTCAATAATGCGTGGGTCTAATATCTCTGGAATGTCAGTAATGTTACAATAGTTCTTTACATAGTTGAGAATCTTAGTCAATTCAAACTGAATGGCTTTATCGTCCTCTGCGGTAGCGGTATAGCCCAGTTGTTTCAATCTATCAACTATGTTGTCTTTCGTAACCATGTACTCACCCCCTTATTATTTCAAGCAGTTTATCCTTATTGCGTGTATTTTTGATTTGGCTACCAAACCCATTTTCTTTAGCCCATTCACGGAGTTCATTTGGAGTCATTTCATCAAAGTTAGGCTCAGAAGTGACGATAACTTTATCATTTTTCGACTCAATTTGCTCATTTGTCGAAGGAATGATTAAATTATCGACAGATTGTTCGAGCGGAACTTTGTAACCATGAGTTCTAAACCACTCAATCATTCGTGGGTCGTTTGTTTCACCAACACCGTTTACAAATCGAACGTTATTACGCCAACCATTAAAATCCTTAACAGGAGCGTAAACCTTCATAAAATCCTCCCCCTAATAATTTTTCAAAATTACTCGGCAGCTTTAGGAGTGCTACCCTCGGCAGCATCTTGAGTGATAGTGCCATATCGGACGGTCACACTATCCACATAACGAGCATTGGTGTTAGTGGTGTCAGCACCAAGAGCATCTTGAGTTGGAGTGCCTAAATGCTCACCAGTATAATGACCATTAGTAGATAACCGCTCACCAGTAATGGGTTCGCCCCACACTTGATTCTGGTACTTAACTTCGTTAGCCATATAATCAATCCTTTCTAAAAAAGTGTGGTAGGGACATTTCTGCCCCTACCACGATAAGGAGGAATCAGTATCTTACTGAACCTTGATGTTGCGGAAAGCACCAGCGGCCTTGGTAGACTTTAAGGCGCAACCAGCAACCATTTCGACCTCGCCCTTCTTCACAGCGCCAGAGGTGGAGAAGTCGGGCAGCCAAGTCTTAACAGGGGGCTGACCAGCCATAGAAATGGCGTGGAAACCGTCCATACCGAACTTGACAGCGTAGATGGAAGTCACACCGTCATTGATAGCAACGATGGGGTCATTAGAGCCAGCCTTAGCACCAACATCCACGAAAGGAATGTTGCCGTAATGCTCAACCTTCTGACCGAAATCGTTCATAGTAGTCTGATACATACCCATGCGGCGAGCGATAGCACGGAACTTAGCAGCCATCTTAGCGTTGCACAGGATAGCGTCAACACCGTCCATAGTACCCAGCCACTCGTCTAACTGGTCAACGAAAGCGACAGCGTTAGCAGTCACAGCGTCAGAAGTAGACAGGTCGATGGGAGCGGCGGGAGTGTACTCAGTGTCAGTACCAGTAACAGCAACATCCAGACCATCGAACACCAGAGGATTAGTAGCAGAGTCACCGTTGATGATAGTGTCGGAGAACAGAGCGGAAGCAGCCTTGACCTTCTGAGAAGCTTGCAGAGCAACCTCGTCAGCAATACCGCCCATACCAGCGATAATACGGTCAACCTCGTAAGCACCACCGAATACCTTTAAGTCAGTGGTGTAACGCTGCTTCTGAACCTCATGGGGAGTGTACTCGCTATTAACGGCACGGAAATCAGCGGTAGGCTGAGTGACCAGACGAGTGTAACCATAGGTCAGAGTAGCACCGCCACCGACAGGGGAAACACAGTCATGGAAGGGGATGTTGTTCAGAATAAAAGAACTCTTGGCAAACTCGTCAATAATGCCAATTTGCAGATCATCAGTAACATTCAGTTTAGCTTGGGCTAAAGTAACAGCCATAGTTAAAAATCTCCTTTATTGTTTATTTTGTTAAAGCCTTTGCAACTGCTTCGGCAAAAGTCTTAGCAGTTGGAGGATTGTTACCACCGTTAGCGGGTGGATTATTTGGTTGAGTTCCAGAGGGGGGAGCGGCTTGCGCTTCACCAAACAGGAACGAGGTATCTTCACCACTCTTGAGAGTTTCTAACTGTTCGGTTAAGCCTTTCAGTTCGTCATTCTCAAAAGTAATCTTTGTCATATCCAGTTGCGCCACGACAGCCTTAAGGTTCTTGGCCTTGGCATCACGGACAGCACTTTCAATGGCGTGAGTCTTTTTGATTTCAGTAACCTTGGTATTCAGTTCGTTGGTTAAGTTGGTCTTATCGGTCTTTAATTGAGCAATTTCGTTATTCAGAGCATCAATATTACCAACCTTGCCCTGTAAGGTCTTAATCTCGCCATCCTTGGCGGTAACTTGACCTTCTAACTCAGTGACCTTATTCTTATAAGTTTCTAACTCGCCCTTCGCTCTACCAATGTCAGCGGAGTTCTCGTCCAGAATCTTATCAATAATGTCCTTATCCTCAATACCTAAGTTCTTCAAAAAATCTCTTTTCATATTTTCTCCCTTTCGCTTTTTATCGTGGTTGCGCCACAGAGTCACAGTTTTTCGTCATGTTGGACATTAAAAGTAGGAATAGCCAACTTGCTTTGCAGAACCATCAAAGTTAATGCGCTGAAATTGGCCTAAATGATTTGGGATATATTTATTACGGACAGCATAGCCGCCGTAATTTTGAAAAGGTAAGACTACTATGTGTTGGTAGCCCACCGTTTTCACCTTGTCATGTGACAAGTCCATTCTGATTTTGCCACAAGGTTGATGTGTACCTAAGTGAGTATGACCACTGATAAACACATCCGAGCCATCGACTGAATAAGTCCAATCCAAATCTTTGTTTTTGGACTTACCATGTGTCAGAACCACTCCATAAGTGTTTGGGTTCTTTCCGCACTTGCCGACTGTAAGTTTCAAGAAACAAACATTCTCTCTGTATCTGTCCTCGATACGCAAACGGCAGAAAACATCGTAAAGAGGGTTCATACCAACCTCTTTCACCGCTCTGTATTCGTGATTACCAGAACACCCGGCAAGTATCTTATCTGCAATAGGCTCTAATATCTCATAACAAAGTTCTTTTTGTTGCATAGGAGTTAAGACTTCTTCGTAAACATTCGACTTAGAAGTTTTAAGTCCCATATTCATCATATCGCCTATGATAACCACTTTGCCGTAAGGGTCTTGTTTCACCATTTCAACCCACTTTTTCAGCAACTCCAAATCACACTCTTTAGAGCCGATATGAACATCACCAAGCGGGTAAATGTTTATGAATGGTGCTTCCTCAAACTTATGTTTAATTAGCGTGAAATCAGACAACATTAACTCTCTCCCCTTCTCGTTTTATGCGATTTAATTCTCTAACATAAGCGTGCAATCTATTTAACTGATCTCGCTGTTTTTCAGTAACAATGCGCTTTTTACCAGTTTGCGAAATAGATTGTTTTTCGAGAGAGCGTTGCCCTCGCTTAGTACCTATAAAGTCGTTGTAACCATGTTCCAAGTCATAAGTCTTATGCTTTATGATTAGGTTAGCTTCAAGGTCAGTCGCTTCTTCGTAGGTTAAGTTTCGGGCTAGTATACGATGTTCAACATTATCCCATCCGTATTTTTGAATGGCTTCCGTCATTTCTCGGTTAACTCGATAGCCATTACCGTTCTTTCCCCACCGAGTAGGCGGGTAAGATTTAGTCATTCCAAAATACATTTTTCCATCTGGAAATATGTGCTGATATATCGAATACCAGTTATCTAAGTTGTTGATATCTAACACACTACTTACCTCCCAATAGATAGTGTAAAAAGGCCAGACTGGGCGGGGAGGAAACCCAGCCCAGCCCTATATGGAAAAGGCTTTCGCCTTAATCCGTAACTGGAACTTCCCAACATCGACACCGTGGATGAATCGGGCTTGCCGTTTCGCCAACCAAGTAAGCCGACATTGGAAAGATTAAGCCGTGGAGCGAACCGCACATTTCACAAGTGCGTTCGTCCTCACGAGCAAAGAACCGATACTGTTTAATACCAAGTTCTTTGAATATATCTCTACGAGCGAGAGAACCGAACGCAGTAGACTCGGTTAAACCAAGCCGCTCTAAGATTCTCTCAATGCTCATAAAGCGTTTATTTAATTGTTCTAAAATATCGTCAATCTGGTCACGCCTTAATATCGAGCGTTTTATGTCGTTCCCCACATTTGCTTTCCAGAGTTCGATATCATCAGTAAGTCGTTCAAGCCAAGTAGCTTCATCCACGCCCCATGCCTTTTCAATCAGATCATCGAAATCCACTTCAACGCCAAAAAAGCCGCTTTCTTTCAAAGCAACCTCTTTCAACATATCTTTGAATGTCGGAGTGATACTTTCAAGAGCGGAGTCAAACTTATTACCAACCAGTAGTAACAATACGGTTAACCGTCTACGGTGGTCTTGGTCACTAACCCACTTTCGGGCTTCGTTCCAAGTCACAACTCCATCTTTACCGTATTTTTGGTAAAACTCTCGGATTGCAGTTTCCAAATCAGAGTGAATGGAAGCTAATAATAAGAGCAAAGCCGCAATCGCTTCTTCGGTAATAGCGTGTTCTTCCTGTTCCAGTTGGTCGAACTGTTCATCGGTGTACATTACGCATTACCACCAGTCTTTGCAGTTGTCGGCTTTGGATTATTTTTGGCTTGTATTTTCATCGTGGCATCCATTTCTTCCAATTCAGCAGCTTTATCTTCCTCGATCTGCTTTAACTCATGCTCCACATCAGTAATCCATGGGTGACGAGCCAGAATAGTGCGATTGGATATAATACCAACAGACTTAACGCAGTTATCAATCTTGGCATCTTCGTTGATGAAAATGTCACGATTGAAAACGAACTCCACATCTTCCTCGGAATAGTCCTCATGACCAGTGTGAATCAGATATTGGTCAATGAACCATTTCAGTTCCTCGAAACCAGCTTGGAACTCAGTTTCCATGGCGTTAACATCCAAGTCAATATCGGTGTACATGGACTCGATATTCATTTGGTTGGGGTCGCCATCCATGCGCTCTTCCTTCGCATCGAAACCTCTACCATTTTCCACAATGGCTCGTTTCAGTTGCATCAGAATAGCTTGGTAGTTTTGGGCATTGACCTCGACTTTCAGAGTTTCAACGCCACCTTGCACACCATCCACAGTGGTAACTTTGATAACACCGTAGGTTGCGAGGTTCTGTCTAAACTCTGGAATGTTAGTACCATCGTAGTTCTTTAAGACCAAGATTGTAGTGCGTGGGTCTTCCTCCATGTTGTTCTGGAAGTCACTCAGCACTAAGTTCAGAGCATCTTGTAAGGTCTTAACGTTACGAATCAGCGGAGTTTCCTTGGAGTTATACTTAAATGGAATGATGGGTAATCTTGTCCAGTTATAACCCTTACCATTAACATATAAGTAATCGCTGTGTGGGTTATCCTCTGGAATCAGAGAGCCACCTTGATAGCGGAAGTGAGTAATACCATGAGTGGTAAACAGATCAACATGATAAATCAGTGTGACACCACCGTTATCGTTGAACACTTCCTCTGGATAGTACCGCATAGCAGCTTCCAGTTCAGTGTGGGCTTTATCCTTCCAAATCGGACAAATCTCATAAGCAGGGAAAACAGCAATCTTATATTTACTGTTTTCATCGTAGTAGGGATATACCCAACCAATACCACCGTTCACGGCATATTGGGCAAGCACCCGCAGATTACGGTGGACTGTCTTACTAAAGACCTTTCCAAGTTGCTTTAAATATTCATCCTTGGCAGTAGCAATCGTCAGTGGCTTACCAAGGACATAGTTTGTCTTTTGGTCAACCAGCTTCTTATATTGGTTATCAACCAAGCGATTGTTAGGTAAGTTTTGCACCGGGCTAAGACCACCCTCGGCGTTCATTACCATCCGCTGACGCTCTAATATATCGTGCTTGCCATTGTAGTAATCTTCCGCTTGCAGTTGTTCTTTTCGTAAGGGACTGTCCAACCACTTACGAAGAACCAATTCCAAATATTTTATATCGGGGTTGGAGTTAGAATTGGGTGGTTTAGGTAAATCTGGTTGCTTAAACATATTAAATAAGCCCAATCTTCATCCTCCTTTCAATTAAAACTAAATAAAGCACCAGTGATAACCTCCCGCTGTCGGTCGTTTTCCGTTGCAAACATCACCGATGTGAATATTTTTGCTACCACAAAATGCTTTTGCTTCTTTTATTGAATCGAATATCTGTCCAGTTTCAATACATTTAACTTTCTTTAACAGACATTCGTTAACCACTCCCTTGTGGGAGTCGCTTAAATGTTGTCGATGTTCAGCGGTAAAAGAGATACCTTTGCGAGATTCACTTACTTTTCTTCGTGTTTCTTCGTTTCGAGGAATACCCCAATTGGGATTACTTTCACCACTATTTAACTTACTTAATTTTTGTTTGGTAGATTCAGCGCATCGACAATTCTTACCACCGCTTTGTAAGTTATAACCGTTCGGTGCGAGAGAATCGAAAAAAGAAATCCAATAGACTTCCTTTTCGTTTAATTCCTCTATTGTTTCGGCGGTATCAATAACTTCGATAGTGAAATTATCTTCGCCGTATTTTTTAAGTGCGTCCCGCATAGCTGGGCAACGGTTGTCATGTAAATGCTTGTACCATCGTCTTTGAAGTGATTGTACCGTTTGACCGATATAACACTTTCCAGTGATTTTGTTTGTAACTTTATAAATAATCATTGGAACGAGAACAAAGCACCCCTTCCTACACGGTCGTAAATACCCGCAAGGCAATCTTCCGCATCGTCATGAGCCATCTTACCTTCCTTTTGGTAAGCCATAACATCACCGTAGAACTCACTATAATTAACTTCCCAACCAATCGGGAACTTAATGTTATTTTGACACCAAGTAGAAGAAGATAAGATTCGAGACTTCTTATTTCTACTTTGTGTAAACAGATCAATGTATGTTTTGTACCAATGGTGTTTCTCTCGCAGTATGCGTTCCACAGAACGACCAAAACCACGACCGCCGTTGTTACTTTCAATGTAGGCTTTGTTAACCTTGTATTCGTAAAGTCGCTTGGCAACTTCACCCTCGGTTATTTCCATGCCCTCTTTTGTAAAGTACACATCCAACACATAACATTGACCACGATAAAGCGCATATATGATACAGCAAAGGTAATCGTCACCTTGGTCAGCCGTATCACAGTAGCAACAGATTTCTTCCACAACCGACTGGCCTTTATCATCCACAGGCAGACTCTTGTAAGTCTGGAATCCCAAGTTATAAAGTCTACCAATCAAGTCGATTGGGTTCTGGTTGTAGTTGGCTTCGACAATCTCACGACCCATTGTTTTCACAATTAGATCATAAGCTTGTCTATCCAACACGCCATCACAGAGCATCGTGCCATCGTCCTGTAAAGCCTTTTTCATAATGACCTTACACGGCATACCAATACTCTTATAATGGTCAATTGCTCGTCCACTCAAATCCTTGGTATTCCACCGAGTAGCAATAATAACCAACTTACCATTCTTCTCAAGACGAGAGAGCATGGTGTTGGTGAACCAAGTCCAATGGTTTTCCAAGACGGTTTCGTTAAGTGCTTCATCGGCGTTCTTAACAATATCGTCCAGAATCATCACAGTAGCACCGAAGCCAGTGACAGTACCGCCCGGAGAGGTAGCGAGGTAAGAAACGTGCTGACCTTCCAATGTCCAGAGATTGGCTGCGGAACTGCCCTTTTTAAGCGAGGTGCGAGGAAAAATATCGGAGTAAACAATTCGGTCTTTACTGGCCTTGCGCTCCATAATGGCGTTACGAACACCACGAGAGAATGTTGTGGAAAGCTGTTCGTTATACGAGCCAGTAATGATTTTTTCGGAGGGATTCTTACCAAATATCCATTGTGCGAACAGACCAGCCGTTCGGCTCTTGCCGTGTCGGGGCGGCATATTGATTATTAAAACCCGCTGGTCGCTCTCATAGAACTCTTGGAGCGCATAACAGAACTCCTTGAGGTAATCCCGCCCTTCCATGTAGAAGTCGGGGGCGAGGGCTTTGCAGAACTCCCAAAAGTCTCGGCGGCAGAGTTCCAGCTTGGCTTGGTGTCGCACTTCTTGGTATTGTTTTTCGGTAATACCAACTTGTTCCCAAATCGGGATTTCACGTTCTTGTGTTTCCTTTTTCTTCGCTATCTCTACCACCTCCCCTGTGGCATTTAAAAAAGTGGTTGCAGAAGTTGGGAGTCGAACCCAATCCCCAAGGCTTATGAGACCTGTGACTTAACCGCTTGTCCTCTCTGCAATATAAAAAGTGCCTTTGCAACCGAAATAAATGTCGGTCACAAAAGACACTTTAGTGTGTTAAAGTATAGTTTGAAAAGTAGCAAAAATTTTTTCTGAGTACGGGTCCCTTCCAGGCAACTCGTTTTTTCTGCCCCTCTAGCCCCTATCTGATCTAGCTAACATATTCCTATCAAAAATCTATCAAACCTTGTTATACCAACGTTTCCCGGCTGCTTTTGTGGGCTTTTTGTTGCCTGTTATCAAATAAATTATACAAAATGGTTATTTGGTATAATTCAATAGACTAAAGCGCTATTTAAGCCGTATATGCCCGGTATTGGTTTAAAGGCTTTAAGAATGTAAGTATACTACCAAACTATAAAAAGCCGAAATAAAACCGCTCTAGGCCGTTTAAACGCTAATTAGCAAGCTTGCGTAAAATGCTAGTATCGAGATTGTTAACAGTCTGATCTTGCTTTTCTTCCTGTTCAACCTCTTTATATAATGCGTATATCTTGTTTAGTTGCTCATTCCAACGTATTAAAGACTGTTCATCTTCTTTTTGTTCGCATATCGCTATACGCTTTTTAATAAACTCTATTTGTTCTTGTCTTGCGTTTAAACCTTTTATTTGTGCAGCCTGTTCTAAAGGTTTTCTAAGCGTCTTTATCCGGGCTTGTATATCTTCCCTTAATAACAGTTTACTAGACTCATTATATAAAAACTGATCTGAGCCGTTAGTATCGTAAGCGGTTAAATATGAGTCTTTACCGCTCATTCCGCTAACTATACATTGACAAAACTTTTCTTGTTTTGGGGTTAAACTCATATTCTCACCAACTTTCTAAAGAAAATAAAAAAGAGATAGAAAAAATCTATCTCCAAATAGTTATAATTAACGCTAATTTTATATGCTTTATTAGCTATTTCTATTATATCCAAAAAATCTAAAAATCCTATAATCAATTTATAAGCGGTTTTTAAAGCGTCTGATCTCAAGACAAAAAGAAAAAACCTGGATATAATCCAGGCTTAATCTCTTTAGTTTAATATTTCAGCTATGTTATTATGAACGTCTACCATAAAAGAATATAATTCAAAATCTGTTATATTAGATTGTTCCCAATCCGTTAAAATAAAAGATAATTCATCGTAAAATGCTACGATTTTATTTTTCTCAATATTCATCTAACTTTTCCCTCTTTTCAATAGTTTTGTTTAGCTTTTCCAACGTTGCCAATTGTTTTGATAATAGCGCAGCTTTCTTTTTACTATCCGTTTCTTTTTGGTATTCAATATCTAGTAATTTCAAAAGCTTGTTATATCCGTCTATTTGTCTATCATAGTTTTCCCGGCGTTCCTCTAAAACGGCGTTCTGATCTTCCATATCTTCCACTATTGGCGGCGCTTTATTGGCGTTTATATAGTCTATAATCGTCTTAATAAAGGCAATTACAAACGTTATAGCGGAAACAATTAGAATTAGAATAACCATATTAGTTATCTTCCAATTCAATTTTAATATCCGTCAATACATAATCCCATGCCGTGCCCCAATGGGTAACGCCCCAAATATAGCAATCCAAAACAGGAAGATAAAAAACAATTTCATCTGTTAATTCTTGCAAGATTCTAGCGCCGTTATCGCTAATAATGAAATATTGGTAAATATCCGGCGTTTCGTCTTGTTCACGTTCCAAATCTTCTTTTTCTTCTTCCAATTCTTCTTTTCTATTAGTATAAAACTCGTATTCCGGGCAGCTTGTATCGTCTTCCAATGTTTCCAATTCGTTTTCCAGCGTTTCTAATTCTTCTTCAATTTCTTCAATTCGTTCTGAATTATCAATAAATCCGTTCACTTGTTCATATTCGGAATATTCGCCGTTTACGTCCGCAAAAAACAATTTAGTAATATCATTTACCAAAACGGCGTCAAACGCTTTAGCAAGCGTTCTATAATCAATATAGCCGTTTTCAAGTCCGTATTCGCTGATCTTATTACCGTAAAAATATTTAGAATGATGAATGTATGCTGCCATTTTAAAAACCTCTTTTCATTTATTTTTTGTTTCCTTTAAAGATACAAATTGTTTACAATTCGCCCAATTCAAAATTACCAATACAATATTCATCTCCGAACAACTGGCAATCATAATCGCCTAAAGCCCAAATAAGATTTACTAAAGTGCTTTCGTGCGGGCTTTCGTGTCCATCCATCTTTACATTAAAGTTACCATTCTTAAAACGTTTAACTAACATTTTAATAACCTCTTTTCTATTAGTTTATGTTTATTTCTATCTTGTCTTTATTGTATCTTGAAAAGATACAAAACGCAAATAAAAAGCTTTTCTATTTCAAATAATAATCCATTCTATATGCTTTCCTTTCAAATTGTGATCTTGTCTATATTTCTTTTTCATCCCCGCCAAACTATAACCGATATAAGTTGTAGTAGCATAGGGGAAAGCGGGGGCGTGCATGGTATAATATCCTCTAATCTTGTTATAGCAACCCGTTACAATCATTTTTTCAATCCTCCATTTCAAACCGTGCACCAAAAAACCAATAAACCCGCTTTTTACTAATGGATACTTGTTCAAAAATATCATAAAAGTCACTTATATTTTTATGGTATTCTTTTTTGATCTTTTCAAACTCTTTAATAGTGTACAATTCATTTCCTACAAAAATATCCCCTTTAATATTTCTTCTATAATTATCATATTGGGGTTTTACTCTTAAATAAATCATTCTGTTAACCTCTTTTCTCTTTAATGTATTCCGGGCAACTAATGATTCTATAACTTTCTGCATAATCTCCATTAGAGGGAATAAAAGTTTTTTCAGCCGTCCAGCCCTTTACAGGTTTAAAAGCCCTGGACCAGGAGCAACCCCCGCAAGCGTTTTTACAAGTCCAACAGGGCTGAAAGTCCTCCATAGTATAATCTACTTCGCTAACGGCTTTTTGTCTGTAATACTTCATCGTTTAACATTCCTTTCTAATAATAGTAATAATGTTTCGTCTATCTCCATTCAATCTAAACAAGATCACAACGGCAGCGGGATAAAGAAAGCTAATAGCGAACAAAAGAAACATAAATAAAATAACCATTGTTTAAACCTCTTTCCAGCTTGTTTGTTTTCGTTGCGTTCTAACTATTTTTGATTATAATCATTCAGCAGCAAAAGTATATTCGCAAAATTACCAAAATTAAACTGACTTTTTTGTACAGTTTTTTATACTTATATATAATATAAAAACGGCGTTTTTCGTTTCTGATCTCCAATGTTGGCAGCTTTTCAGCGTTCCCGGCGTTCCCGGCTTTAATTCCTGTATAGATTTTTTTATTTTTCTAACATTATTGTAATTTACTATCATATTTTAATATATTTGGATATCTGATCTTTAATTTTGTTATCAGCAACCAATTTTCAGTTTTCAATTTTGAGTTTCCAAAATCCATTTCCCAATATGCAATTTGCATTTTTGGATTTGCATTTTGCAATTTGCACTCAGCCCATTTTCTGATTTGCAGTTTGATTTTCAGATTTGCATTTGCAATAAAAAAAGAGTGGCTACTAACACAGTAGCCACTTAAACTTATTGCTTTACAGGTGGTGTCCAATTCTCGTCTAAAAACTCTTCCAGCGTTTCCTTTGGATTGGACGGTTGCATACCGTAGAAATAATGATATGTATGGTGACAGTTATAGCATAAGCATATGCACTTTTCTAATTCCTTCAATACATCATCAAGTTTTCTACGAGCAACACTAACATCAAATGATTTGGTTCTATAATCTATATGGTGGAATGTTAGCACATAAGGTATAGCACAACCACACTTTGCACAGTGCGTTTTGTAAGCGTCCACATTGTGCTTTCCACATTTGTAATGATTCTTGAAGTATTCACGCCTACAATCTTTACATTGACTGCACAGACCGTCTTTACTCTTCTTATCCGCAGGGAAACAATCAAGAGGTAACTCTCGCTTACACTTTGAACAAGTTTTCATGTATTATATCCTTTCCAAGAAGGTGTAACACCTTCCCATAATTATAATACTCAAAATCTTGAAAAATGTTATAAGGTCTTTATAAGCCCATTGAAAGCCGTTTTTAAGCTAAATACTCCTTGATTACTTGATTAGGGAACAATCTGAGCGCCATTTCTCTAACCAATCTGTTCTTATTATTACTAATAGTAACTTGAGAACACTTGAGAGTTAATGCAATATCCTCTTGAGTTCTACCTTCAAAGTATCGTAACTCAATGATCTTATAATAAGGGTCATTACGCAGCGAATACAGGCACTTATCAATCATATTGATAACACCAACCAACTCCGCAATACTAGCTTCTACGTTACGAATAGCGTTTTCCGTAGCTTCTTCTGGCAGCGTAATACCTTGGGGCATACCGCCTTTATCTACATACTCATTTACGCCACCGCATTTCTGAGGTACACCATGCACCCGGAGTTCTTCAATCTCTTGTAGGCGTTCATCCTTAATCTTCTGGAAGCCAGTGTAATTATACAGCAGTTGCTCTGTCTTTTGGTACGCAGTCTTTTCCGTTTTTGGATTTTCACTTGCACTCGCATTTCCAATCAGATTGCGCTTTTCCAATGCTTCTACAACAGCACTTGCTACGATATTCCCTAATTCCAACATATCATTTTTGTCTATTTGCACTCGTAATTCCTCCCAAAATAGTCAATTTTAGCGGTTAGTTATAGGTAACTACATAAGCATTGTAAGTATGATTTTGAACTTTTAAGGTATAAAACATGGCCTGTTATAGCGAAAAACTCATAATCTCAGAACTTTTTCATAAGATTATAAGTTTTCGCTTTATTATTTTATATATTTAACTACGATATTCTTATAATGTAAGAATACAGTAGTGCCTATAAAGTAAATATATAATAAGATAATATTATATATTACTTACTATCCCCGGTGATAAAGACCTTGAGATCAGAGACAACGGCGTTATCACAGTGGAAGTTCTGCTTGATAGCATCTGCGATATCATTAGGAGTGATAGCCATAACTTCCTTTTCTTGATAATCATGTTCAGCCGGGATAATATCAGTGATTTCCACAGTAAAAGTTACAGTATATTCTTTCATTTGCACTCTCCCATATGTTTCATAAGCATGGCTCTGGTCAGTAGACCAATGCCCTTCGGAACTGGTGTTACTTTCGCTAAATAGTTATCCTCCATGAAGTTATAACAGTCTCCACAGAGTTTTCCATTTGCATCACGGTTAACACCAACATCAACGATTACTTCTGCACTCCAACAATACTTCAAGTTGATTAGATTGGGCTTACCAACAGCAGAGATAACGATATCAGCCGTATTCAGCAGCTTATAGAGATTCTGAGTCTTGCTGTGAGCGATAGTTACCGTACAATCTTCATCCAGCAGCATCTTGACGATAGGCTCACCAACTAACTTACCTCTGCCAACTACCAAAGCAGTCTTACCAGTCAGATCACCCAATTCCTTTTTCAGAAGATAAATGATACCTTCCGGGGTACATGGTTTGAAATGCGAGTCTCTAACAAATCCATCCACATCCATAATAGGTGGAACAAGATTGGTAAAGTATTCTTCATCCCAACCCTCTGGCAAAGGAAGCTGAATGATAATACCACCAGTAGTGGAAGTCATGCACTTCCGTTTAATCAGCGTTGCCAGTTCGTCCGGGGTTTCCACCTTGATATGCTCATAAGGAACACCACAATACTCGCAGTCTTTAATCTTACCTTTTACATAAGATGCAGAAGCGGGGTTATCACCAGCAGTAAAGATAACAAGTTTCTTTTTGTTGGGAATAGCCTTTACCTCGTCTAAGATTTCTTGTGCGTATTTCTGACAATCTATGTATTGCATTTAATCACTCCTTTGGAATAAAGTAAGGACACTCATTCTTTCGTGGGTCAACTGTTAAGCAGATGCAGAGTACCGTGTCCTTATCACTCATGTGACACTCATTGCACTTCTTGCTCTTACACCAAGTACCGTTAATAGAGTATTTGCACTTATCGCACAAGCAGTCCAGTTCAGTACGCATTGTCAGCCCTCCTATTCCACGCTTCGATGGCCTTTCCTTTTGTGCTAAACTTTGCGGAAGAATGCCACCAATCGAACGCACCGCAAAGCGTACAGTCCTTCGACCTATGGACGATAAACCAATATCGGTGTCCACAAACCATCAAAGGGTCTTCCTTAACTTCAACATTGACACCACCGCAAAACGGACACGGTTTCAGTTCACTCATTACCAGATACCCGCCAGCTTACAGATTACATTTGTCCATGCTACCGCCATGAAAATGTTGTTCGCAGCGGGAATCTTATGTTTATAGTGCATCTTTTCAATAGTCACAAAGGTAAAGAGAAGTGCCGCAGTCAAATTACAAACAAAGAGAATGTTTTGCCAATCCATATTAAACCTCCGTTAACCAAAAATATCGGGTTTGACTGTCTTGACTTGTGCGATAGTGAGCGTATTCAACGCCTTAAAGTCAATGACTGGGTTCTTAAACTTCTTAAGGATATTCCACATTTCCTCACAGATCAGTTCATGGAACACTCGACTCAGCAGTTGAGGGATTAACTTGGAAGTCCAACCATCGTTCTCATTAACAATCTTGGCGTATTCCTTTTCAACAAAGGCTTCCGTCACAAAGGCATCCACAATATCGTCCTCTACCAGACGATTCTCCTTAACAGGCGCACCCATTTCCTTATGGTGCTTCTCACGGAACTCAGAGGTCACAATCTTAGCCCAAGTCTGACGCTTGTACTTGTTATAGAAGTCATAGTTCTTAATGACAACGCCCTCACCTACACCGCTGCCATCTTTAATAAGGAAGTTGTTCTCATTCAAAATCTTAATGAAATCATCCAGCCGACCATTCTTAACGACCTTCAAAGGCGCAAGATAATCCAAATCAAACTCAGAGATCAGAGGTTGATAGATTTCGTAAGGAAGATATTCCAAGCCAGTCTCGTTGTCTGCGTCCACACAAACATCGAAAATGTAGAACTTACGCCAAGCATCATCCCGGTAGGTCTTTAAGGAATGAGGAACTAACCATTCACCAAACAGTCGGTGAGTCGGGTGCTTCTCCAAGTAAGCCTTAATACGTTCATCCTTGGAGATAGCTGCGTAGAAACCAGCGTTATCCTTATCCAAGGTAAGCTGTCTGTTTCTACTACCAGCGCACACCCCACCATCGTTCAGCCAAACAGATGAATTAGTTCCATCAATCTTGGGGAACACATAGCAAGTACCAATTTCGATACCCTCTACCTCGGATGTTCCAAATCGCTCGATATGCTGATACTTTCTAAATTGCATATAAACCTCTTATTCTTTCATCAGAGGGAAGTCTATGTTTCAAGACTTCCCTATTGGCCTTACTTATTCTTCAATCAGAGGAATAAACTCGTTTTTAGAGTTATGTCTACGAGATTCACCATGACCAGCGTGACGAACATCTTCTGCATCACGATAAGGTTCTTCTCCACTCTTAGGATACTTGGTGGGATAACCAAACTCATCGGGGTCAGAAAGGATATAACCATCCTTCACTTCATAAACCTTACCAACAGTCCACCAACGATACGGACTCTTAACGCAAACAACCTTACCGTTGTAATACTCGGGTACTTCGCCGTGCTTGACTACCTTGTCGTAAGCGCTGAACCAATCGCACTTGCCAAAAGTACCAGTGTTACCAGACAACAGCGTATTGCCACCGCAACTGTGAGACAGCACAGGCATGTATGTGTCAAACTCAACGCCGAGACAATTTAAGTTATTGATACAAATGACTGTGCCGTTGTGACCGTTAATGTTCACTCGATCACCAACCTTAACACCGTTGACAACAACTTCATTAGTCTTCTCAGCCAGTCGCTCCATAGCCAGCTTTGCGCCAACCATAAAGTCGAACTTATCTTCGGGAGCGCATCTTGCAGTAGCAACTACCTTCTCGTCACCACGATACAGAGTAGCGGTGGTAGTCTTGTAGTCGTGAGTGATGACGATTTTCTCAGCGGACACTAATTCAAACTTGTACCAAGGGCTGAACCATTCGATAACACCAGCGGGAGTGCTATTACTCTCATTCCAATGCTTGTAATTAAAATCTCTATCGCTATAGAAATTACCATCCTTAAACTCGTAGGTCTTACCGATGGTGAAACAACGCTCGCCAGCGTTATAGCCAACACACTTCAAAGTAAAAGTCATATTAACCTCTCAATCTAACAACTCTAAAACACTTACCATCCCTTCTCGTAGGAACAGTTTTTAAGTTCGGGTACATCTTAAACAACTGCCTAGAGAAACCTTGGATTTGGAGTGGTGTATATCCATGAGATACACACCATCCCCAATATATCTTGAAAAGATCACTTATCGGCATACCAATCCAATCCTCCCACCAACTAGCTTCGTTAAACTCCACTATGCTTTCATCGGTAGCCGTGACCTTAATGGCTTCCTCGATAGGATAGCCACGCCTTAGTCTGTCTCTGAGGGTAGCGGGAGCAATACCACTCATTTCAGATAACTCATTGATGGAATACGCTGCACCGTTGTAATTGTACTTAGCCATGTATGATAGTCACCTTTACTAACGCTACAACTACCAATAACATATACAATATCCAGATATGCGTTTTTAGGCTCGTATACGCTCTCTGTAAGGATTTTATATCTTCTGGTATACTTACTCTCCTACAAGCTAAAAAGCCAGTACAGGGGCGTTCTGAGCCAAAAGAAGTGCCATCACAAGCGCTTGTCCACCAATGCTCACATTCAGTACATTCTTTTACATCGGTGTAATCATCGAATCGTTTATGTTCACTCATGGCTTTCTCCACAGAACGATTGCGTTAAGAGTGCAAGAGATAGCCACGCAAACAAGTGCTACCAAATAACAAATATTAGCCAACTTCGTTCAACTCCTTGTACTTGTTAATGTACCAGTCAGACTTATCAATGTCCTCTTGACCATTCTTGAACATGGCTCTCTTACGATACTTCCAAGCGTTACATACACAGAAGTGTTTGACAGCTTCCTTACCAAAGATCAGAAGCATTTCGTCAATGCACTCCATACCACCTTGGGTGTAGTGGGAAGGATGAGTAACGTTATCGGGTACTGGGTTAGCTGTGGTATCGGGAGTTGCTTCACCTTCACTCTCACCAGAGCCAATTAGTATGTCGTAATACCGCTCCACCTCTGGAATGGTAGCAGTATCGAAGTCGCAGTCACAGTCCTTACCATAGAACGGACATTCACCATTTGAATAACAGAACGGAGTGTGATTTTCACAAGCTTTTTCCAGCGCTTCTCGTTTTTCTTCAATCGTCATTTACAGCACCCCCAACAGTTTCAGTAACCACTTAACCAAAGCCACAGCCGCTCCAAACGAACCAGCGGTGATAATGATTACCCAACAAAACGCCCAAAGATAAGGGATAATGAGATAAACGAAATCTTTCAGCTTCTTCATGTTGTTCCTCCCTCGTTGTTTTGTGAGCCTATTGTACTACCAACAGGCTCACAGAACAATTCGCATTTTTCACAATATTTAGGTAATTTATTTGGATGTTTTAGTCACATTTAGACCAACCACAGTTCTTACAGATGGTGCAACCACCCTCTTGGATAGCTGGCTCACCACACTTAGGACATTTGGGAGAGGTTGCTACAGCTTCCGCATCTTTCAAAATGTTTTCACACACAGCGCCCATGATCTCCTTGTGCATATCCAACAGAGCATTACCAACAGCCACAGGACAGCACGAGCCGGGAGATACATCACCTTGGGTAGCCTTTCTTACCGCATAGCTAGGACAGACACCACAGCTATTGAGTTGGTCAACGATAGCGTGAATATCCACACCATTACGAGCAGCTAAACCAATCATTCTGGACAGGCCAATCATGTAGTTATTACAACCACCAGTGCTTCCCTTGGACAGATAGGTATTAACTAAGTTACCGTCCTCGTCAAAGAACGCACACACATGGAGCGAACCACAACCAGTGGTTAAATGTCTCTCCAAACCAACAGTTTTGGTGGATTTGGTAGGCTTAGTATCTTTCTCAGATACAGTTTGGGCATCAACTAACACACCTTCTCTGGCACAACCAGCCCGGTAAACAGTGACACCCTTTAAACCAAGATTCCAAGCGTTATAATAAATGTCCTCAATATCTTCGACAGTTGCACTATTAGGCAGATTGATAGTAGAAGAGATACTTGCATCAATCCACTGTTGCCAAGACGCTTGACACTTCAATCTATCCATCGGCTTAATGTCAGCGGCTACCACGAACTCTTGGGGCAGATCAGACTCGTCCTCAATGTCGTAAATCTCCATAAACTTCTTAACAATAGGGGTATAAACCCTGTAAACTTTATCCTCACCATGCAGAGATTGAGTTTTACGAGTATAAGAGTTAGCGAAGATAGGCTCAATACCACCGCTAATACCAAGCATTGTAGAGATAGTGCCAGTGGGAGCAACAGTTAACAACTGAGAGTTAGCCAAGTGACTGGTTGTAATGTGAGCATCACGAAGCATATCGCACTGGTTAACTCTACCAGAGTCATACATGGGATAAGCGCCAATCTCACCACCCAGTTCATCAGATGCAGTAACAGCGGCTTTGAACATATTAAAGGCGATACCATCACAGACAGCATTGGCCTTTTCGCTACCGTACACCAGACCTAACTTAATGAGACAGTCAGCCAAGCCCATGATACCAAGGCCAATCTGCCGCCAGTTTCTAACGCTCTCACGCTGTTCTTCCAGCGGGTGAAGTTCAAGTCCCTCGTCTAACACCTCATTTAAGGCTCGTACAGCCGTTCTAACAGCCTTTTGGAACTCGGCAATATTGAAGCTTGCCTTATAGGTAAAAGGCGATTCTACGAACTCTGCGAGGTTAATAGCACCCAACAGACAGCTACCACCAGCGGGAAGAGGTTCTTCCGCACAGGGATTCGTGCCAGCATACTCAAACCGCTCGTCATATTGCAGTAAATTATTTCTGGTAATATTGTCCCAAAACAGTACACCGGGTTCAGCGTAGTTCCAGTTCATGTCACAGATTTTGTGGAACAACTCTCTAGCCTTAAACCTCTTAGTGATAATCTCGTTAGATTCTGGACGAGTGAACGCAGCTTCGTAATATTCATCATCCTCAACCGCTTCCATGAACTTGTTGTCCACTCTCACGGAGATATTAGCATTGGTAATCTTATCGAGATCAGACTTGATACCAATAAACTCTTCGATATCTGGATGATTAACAGGCATGGACAGCATCAGCGCACCTCTACGCCCATTCTGACCAATCAGACCAGTGGTAGTGTTGTACAGTTCCATGAAACTTACAGCACCAGAGGACTTCTTAGCGGTGTTATTAACCTTTGCGTCCTTGGGAGCAAGTTTACCGAGATCAATACCAACTCCACCGCCATAGCTGAATGTTCTAGCCAGCTTCTTAGCAGTATCAAAGATACTTTCCAAGTTATCTTCGGGAGCAGCTAACACATAGCAGTTGGAGTAAGTTTTCTTACCGGGAATACCACGATTAGCAAGGATTCTACCACCAAACAGGAACTTCTTTTCCTTAATCAGTTGCTTAACATCCTCATTACCACCGCTAACACGGTCAAGCCACTGGTCAAATGTCTCGCCGTTATACTGGTACTTCTTTTCCCAAATATCAATGCCAAGTTCGTTATCTGCACCCAGCCAATCTTTAACAACCATTCTCATGCTCCTTAATCCACTTAAACGCTCTAAACATATCTAACGGTGCGCCATCCACAAGCAAGTACGGTGATTGTAATATCGGCGCATGATATTGTGGACTCACCTTTTGATAGTCAATCCCACTTCTATCTAACTCAAGTTCTAAAAAAGAAACTTGGTCTAACTCGTCAAATAAAATAACTTCCATTACTTCGTACCGCTACTTCCAAATCCTCCACGGTTAACATCATCCAGCTTGTCAACCGTAGTTAAAGTCACATCCTCCATCTTCCGCTGGATTCTAAACTGGCAAATGCGACTATTCTTCTCAATCAGCACATCACGAGTGGCATAAGCCGGGAAGCGCCAGATATCATCATTACCAGAGTAAGAGTTATCAATTACACCAAAGTGATTGGTTTGGAGAATACCCCAGTGCTTAAAGGTGGAACTACGAGGAACAATATTAGCTTCGTAGCCATCGGGCAGCTTCATAGAAACGCCAAGAGAAATCAGCTTAAACTCTCCCGCTTTCAGTTCCACATCTTCTGCCGCTCTCAGATCAATCCAATCGCCCTTATCCGTCTTTTCCAGAGGGTGAATGTCAGCATGATACTTGACTTTAATCTCCATTGTAATTCCTCCAAACCAATCTTATTTTTCTCATAATCTTTTCCGTTCGTTGGTTAGACCAACCAAATTGCCGTGTAATGTCGGACGGTGATAAGCCAGCTTTAAGTAGAGCAAACACTTCTCTCTCAGTCGAGTTTAACTTATCCATAACAGGCTCAATGTCAACGAAATCAATGTCTTGTTCACCTTCGATTAAATCACCGAATGGAACGCTGCCATCCTCACCGTTAACTTCGTAGTCGAGCGACAACATACCATGGTGTTTCTTTCTTGCTCGAAACTCTTTGCAAATCTCATTGAGTATGCACTTGCTAGCATAAGTAGAAAATGTACTTAAGCTTTCATCCCAAGTATTTGCCGCTCGACATAAGCCCATCATTCCGACTTGAACAATATCTTCGTCAGTAGCGAAAGTCGGGTAATACTTGTGAATAAGAAAGTACACCAAGTTCATGTTTTCTTCTATCAGTTCTTTCTTATTCATTCATATACACTCTCACTTTTTTCTTATCCTGTTCGACAGTTTTAATCGTGAGATCAAACTGTCGCTTCATCTGCTTTTGGAACTCAATAGCCGACATAGGTTGCAGATTGTTTCCAATACAGAAAGCGGAATATTTTTGGTAAACGAACTTAATAGGCTCGTTCATGTAATCAGCTTCGTCCAACTCTTCAAAGAACTCCATGATAGGATTATTGGACTTTTCAAACTCGTCAAGGTTCTTAGTGACCTTCTCACAAGTAGCGAACTCTTGGTCAGTTAAAACCTCTCTCAGTGCGGGAATAGCCTTGGCAATAATGGCTTCCATAACCGCTTCTTCACGCAGCTTGTACTTGATGAAGGGGTCATAATCAGCATCGTCCTTTGTGAACTTGGCATCGAAAGGAATTATAACCAGTCTATCGAGTACCGCACGAGAATCTTTTCCTCTACCAAGTCGGGGGAGAGAGTTCGCAGAGAAAAAGAACTTGGCAAAAGAACGTAATTTGAAAGGGTCTTTGCCTTTTCGCTCAACTGTAATAACATCACCGGAAACAACTTTCTTAAAGGTAGCCGTGTTGGACACCCATTCATCGTTAATATCGTCACCAATATTGGCAAGTTTTCCGTTGAGTTCTGCGGTTCGGAATCTATCACCAATTTCACAGAGATCAAGGTTCGCCGTGTTATCTTCGCCCAGCAGATTTCCCACCATGTCCAAGAAGGTAGATTTGCCATTCCGCTTTTCGCCAAGTAAGAAGAAACTTTTTCGCAACTCGTTTCTTCGATAAAAACAATATCCAATGGATTGGTAAAGTAACTTGTAAACATTTTCATCACCACACGCTAACTTTTTCATAACTCTGTCAAGCAAGTCACTCTGAGCATCCGGGTTGTAGTTGTGAGGAATCTTATTGGTAATGACATATTCGGGACTAAACTCACTGAAACTATCATTCGCAATATTCAGAACGCCATTGTTAAAAGCAATATAGTTAGCATCTGCAATAGCAGACTCTTTCTTTACCAACAGATTCAGATAGGCCAAGACTTCCCGGCGCTTATTCTGACCCAGTGTTGGGATATGCTCAATCATGGCAGATTCAATGTACTCGTCACCATGCTCATAAATACCATCACGGTAAATGTACAGCTTGCCGTTAAGTTTGATAATGTTCTCTGATCTCATTAGATACTGAGCAAACTTATCAAACATGAACGTGCCACGGCTATTGAAGAACGTAGGTTTGTTAAACGCTCCATCCCGCAGCACTACTTTCAGTTCGTTCTCGGAAAGAGGGTCTTTCAAGATAAAGTCATTGATAATTCCAATACACTCTCTACACTCTTGCACCGTGAACTCGTTCTG